GTAGTTTTCCAACAATCGTCAAGCTGATGGTGTCATAATCATTAGAATCCACAGCCTGAACATGGAAAGTATAACGAGCACCAACTTCCAGACCCACCACGTCAAAACGCGGCACGTCGGTTTGCCCCGCCTTTTGCCATGTTCCAGAATCTGGCTTCCATTTGATGTCCCAAGCGACAGCTTCCCCATCCCAAGTGAGAGAAGCTCCAGAAACATAACTGCCATCTTTACCTCGATTAAGAAATTCCGACACCTCGAGATTGCGAACACCAGACAATAAAGATGAAGACGGCAAAACCGGAAGTTGTCCGGCTGCCGCATAAATACGGTTGTCATATTCCAATGCGGTGATTTTCACTCGCATATCCCCGTCACGTCGGAGTCCAACACAAGTATAAATTTTGTATGTGGAATCGACCGGACCGAACGTGTACAAATCGTCAGCGGATGGTGCTTGTGAAAACGCGGACGAAACGGTGATGTTGGTATGATCTCCGGTTCCGTTAGATACCGTGCGTTCCTCAATCGTGTCATCCGCAAATCGCACCATAATACGATAAGAGGTCCCGGCTTCGATGGCGAGGGTTTGGTCCACTTCCACCTGTGTCGTCGTGTTTGTGCCCTCAACCACACGCCCGCCATATCCGTATTGTGGAAGGTCGTGTTGAAGGTAGAAATTATCACCGGGTTGTATAGCAATGGCATCCACGTCGGCCGTAAATGAACACGTCTGATTAAGTAGGCGTGTTTTATTCATTGTGTAATTGGCAAAATTGTTCACGACCCGCCAATTAGTGGTGCCATACAAAGTTTCCGATTGTTTGCGGGGAGGTTCGTCCGACGTATCATAGTCAGGCATCCTAAATTCGTCGATCACACGGCGATAATCGCGGTCCTCGTCAAACCATGTAACCTCAAGCACATTCGTACGGTCCTCGATGCCGGCCCACTCCTGTTCAAAAGAATCCTCACCTATATTACCAATAGTAAATAACTGGACAGGGTCTTTTTCTTTATCCACGATCACGCCGTAATCTGTACCCCTCATAACAATCTGGCCGCGAGCCACACGACTGATTTGAGCGAGTGCCGTATCTAAACGAATACCTGATGTGAAGTACGGATTGGTTGAAATTAGCTGCGCCGTTATCTCCGTTGCCCAATCATTGAACTCACTGTATAACATCCGGGCCTTGTCGATGCCCGCCCCATACAAATCACCCTCACGCATGAGGTCATATGCTTGCCACGCCGGATTATCTGCGTCCTTAGTAACCCACGCTGACCCATCCCAAACATCAACGCTCTCACGTTCAACGAGACAGCTCACACGCGGGCGTGACCCGGACAGGTCCTCGGAAGCGATGGCTTGAACGGCGAGGAGAGCACAATTTGGGTAACGCAAATCTTCACGCACGATCTCCTGATAATAGTCCCACACCAAATAGTCATTATTGTATTTTGTGGCACCTGCTACTGACGGGATGGCTCTGCCTAAGGTTTTGCAGTAGGCGTAATAAGTTAATTCAATTTCAATCTGATTGCCGACAATTTCCGAAGGAAGGTCAATAGTCCAAAACTTACGGATTGCCGTCCGTGTGGCGCCGGTCACGGTGCGATACGTTGTGTACCAACTCCCGCCGACTGCTCTGTATCTGATACGAATACGGACATTGAAATCCTGTAGACTGCCATTCGCGTTAAAATAACCAACTCCGCTCGGCATACGGACACCAACACCAAACGCATCGAGACTGTCACCTTCCGAAGTTCTGGAAACAGTGGTTCTAGTCCAATACCCACTGTCATAGTCGCAGTCAGATTCAGCACTACCTTTAGTCCAGTCCGGACGCGGGAGTTCAGTGCTTACCGGTCTATCATCACGAATCGCAGAAAATCCGCTGATGACTGACTGGCTATTAGTCCCGAGTCTCGTAGCAATGGACACCCCATCATATTGTGTGTATGCCGCCTCGTTGATTTCCACACTTGATATATTATCCACTTCATGACCAGCTACGAGATAGAGCTGGTTGAGTGTTTGTTGGTCGCCGTCGAGAGATACATATTGACTGATGAGATACGGAAACACCCGCCGCCTGCCGTACAACACGGGAATGGCGCCACCAGGAGTTTCTGGATTCTTTTCCACCTCCCATGAGTACGTCGGTGTTCGGTCCATGCCGGCAACGCCACCTTGACCAAACGCTCCGCCACCGAGATCGAGTTGAGGCCCGGGCGTCAAACCGTTGACGAGCATAGCCCCAGTTGCGAGAACAGCACCAGACACCACACCAGACACTATCTGTCCGGCAGTGGTGAGAGCAACAGCCCCAGTACCAGCTTCAACCGCGGTCAACCCCATAGCGCCCGCTGCCGCGGGTCCGGCCCAAGCAGCAACGGCTATAACTGCAATAGTTGCGACCAGAGCAACCGGATTTTTACTGCCTCCACCTCCGCCACCACCTCCTCCGCCATGTGGGACAGCGGCCATGGCCAGAGATTCCCCCGGTTTGGGAATATAATCGGGTCCCACAACGCGCCCGTTCACTCCAGCCACATAATCGAAATCAGGGGGTGCAGACGGGAAAGCCCCACGAAAATACTCGCGGACAGATTCGCCGGTACAAACCACAGAAAAGCTCTCTCTGGAATTTATGTCAAACGGATTGTGGATGACGGTGAGGAGTAATTGATTATTCTGGAGCATATTCGTACACCCCCACAATTCGTTTCACCCATCGCGAATCGGTGATCTTGACTTTATGAAGTCCAAGTTTACGCATCGAATGGACCATGTACCCGCCCCCGACGTATGCGCCGAAGTGTGAAATAAGTCTAGGATCATGTATGTTGGTTTTGAGCGCAATTAGGGATGGAACGGGATATTCAGGGCGAGCCTGAACCCAGTCCCGGGAAGCGAACGCGGCAGCCGTATGAACGTCTTGTGCCCTATCACAGCTCACGAGTTGTTTGCCGTCTGCGTACCCATAATCAGGGAGTTCAATTCCGTAGACGGCGAATACAGCCATGACCGTGCCCCAACAATCTAAACCGATCGCCGGGTCCCTGCCGCCGTCAACAAAGGGAGGAGCGGCTAATATGAGGTCACTTACGGAGGTACACACCACGCCTCCCTACGGCAGGAAACCCACCAAAACGATCCGTATTGTTGTGTGTATCACAATCGGCAAAAGTTTTGTCACAGGTAGCCAATGTACCAGTGTACCCGCATTGAGTGGACTTGTACTTCCATCGACAAAAGTCTTGTAACACACGACCAGATGGCACGCGCTTGCGCCAAATTTGAGGAGCACCCAATTCAAATATAGCCCATTGGGCTGTAGCTCGTACTTTGGTGGCGATGAATGTGTAGTCTGCCCACGGGTCATCATCGAGCTGTTCCGTGTGCACGAGCCGAACACGCACAGTAGCACCGACACCACCCTTGTCTGCCTGCACGATATAAGATTCCATCACCCGACTGACGTTACCGACCATAATGGACACGCGAGGTTGTTCACCTGGTCGCGATTCCGCAAGATCGTCAATCTGAAACGGAAATGCGGTGTAGGTGACGCCGTCATAGGTGATGTCACTTTCGCCAGAACAAACACCCGGGATCTCCGTATCGTCAGGCAAGGTGATGTCAAGTATCACCGCCAACATTCCAGTAGATTCGAGACTGTTCTTTTCCAGCTTAGCCGCACTAGACAGGTTCAACATTCTACTTCTCCTCCAGATTCACCGTGACTTGATACCGATTAGTACCCGGTATGTTGTTGTATTGAATCTGGTTGTCCTGAAACCGCACATCGAAAGTGGTGCCGTCAAATGTGGAGCCGATGGTCGGATATGTCCACTCGAAGGTGCCTCCGATATTGTTCCCAAAGAATGTTTGAAGTGTGGAAAGGTCGGCAGAGGTCATACCATTCCATACCAACGTGAATCGTTGACGAGCACGATTAGACGCAGAACGGGTCTGAACGTACCCAGCCTCAAACGGGGTGCGGACCTGCCGTTTATAAATGCTCTCCCTGACGCGAGAGGGGGTTGCTATGCTAGGCCAACTTGTCGCCATTACCCACCTCCCTGGAACAAGAAGTCTCTACTGCCTTCCACATTCTGCTGAACTCCGCTCATCCAGATACGCATGAGCATTCGCTGGTTATCCTCTGTAACTTGCGCCCGCCCCTGCATCGGGACTCCGGATTCGTTGATGATCTCGACGCTGACTGGCTTAGAGGTTGCTCCGCTCATATTCGGCACACGCGGATAAACGTGCCCGGGAGTATCTGGGACGAACAGTTCAGGGCGTTTCTCACCGACTATATAGGGCTGGCCGGCTTTTACCGGGCCTCCGCGCTGCCGGAACATACCGCCGAGAAATCCGAACAAACCCGTTCCAGTCCCACCAGTAGAGAAGCCGCCGAATAATCCACCCATTTCACCAAGTCCCTGCATGATACGCCCGAGAACTTGTGTCCGGATCGTGAGGCGAATGAGGTCGGAGATCATGGAATCAATCATGTCCGACCAGTTAAGTTTGCCGCTTTCGACGAACTCCACAAACACGTCCTCGATACCTCTGAACGCTTTGGTGGTCAATTCCTCGAATTGTGCGGCGCGGTCGGTCGCCTCGTCAACATAACTGATGAACGCACGTTGCATTCCATCAATCGCATTGCGCGAGTTCTCAAGCTGCTCCATCCACTGTTCTTTGGCGTGTTCTTTGCGTTCTTCTTCCAACTCGGCAAGACGCTGATTCATGGCGCGGTACACGCCAGACACGTCATACCCGAGTTTACGGGCCGCGGCGGCAATCTCTGAAAACTCACGGATTATCTGACGCCGACGCTGCATAAACTCACTGCCGAGACTTTCTTGGAATTCACGCCAAACTTTAGCGGCGTCCTCGAGTTCTTCCTTCAGTTTATCTTCGGCGTCACCGTCCATACCAAGCAGCCCAAGCCCAGCTTCTGGCTCCCCCTGAACAGGCAATTCAAACCCTTCAACGGAGATTTTGATCTTTTGTCTGATCGTTTCTGGCAGATTGACGAACGCATCAATCAAATTATCCACCGACTGTTTCCACTCTTTGGCCGTTTCGGTGTTCTTCTCCGCGTCAATCAAAATGCCTTGAAACGCCTCATTAATCCTTTTGACATTTTCTAGAAAATTATCACCTATGCCCTCACCAGCTTCTCCGAGATCTTTCCATGCGTCTTTCACTCCATCCCAATCGAAACTGAAAACGGACATAATAACACGTCCGAGGGAATCGAAGTATTCGATAACATCACGCACTACTTGACCAAGTGTCTCAAGCAAACGTGTAATTGTGTTCCATATTCCGACCACAACCCCGCCCACACTTACTGTGGCATCTCCTACATCCACAGTAGCGTCCCAGAACTTATAGAGAGCCGCAGTAGCAGCACCAACAGCGGCAGCGACGAGAAAAAGCGGGTTTGTAAGCAATGATGCAGTGAAAGCGACCACAGCCGCAGTTGCTCTGACTATAGCCCCAGTCAACCCAAAGAACGCCGGAATCAGCACAGTTGTAAGCGCGGCAGCAAACCCGACAACAACCGTACGATTCTGATCAATCATGTCGTATAAGGCTTGGAAGAACCCACGAATCGAATTAATCCAATTCCCTATGTTTGCCGCCGCCCATTGAAAAAGGCGAGTAAGAGCAACGATGGCCCCTTTGACAACACCGGACAATCCAGCATCACCAAACGCAAGCATAAACCGCTTACGCGCTTCACGCAATTTGTCCATCAGACGTGCCGTTTTATCACGAGCTTCGATTGCAGCTGGACCAAACTCATCACCCATAGCGGCAGCCATATGAATAACTGATTCAGCGGTGAGTTGGCCTTGTTCCAACAATTTATCGAGTTCAGGTGTGGTCACGCCAAGGACTTTGGCGAGGGTGCTCATTGCTGTAGGCAGACGCTCACCAAGCTGTCCGCGAAGTTCCTCCGCCTGCACTTTACCCTTCTGGAAAATCTGTGTCACGGCGCGCATAGCAAGCCGCAAATCATCACCAGTGATACCAAGAGCTGTAGCTGAAGCGATGATGCCCTGAAACGTAAGCTGTACGTCCTTGTTGGCAATTCCAAGCGATCTGGAAGCCGCCCACAACGATTTGTAGTTTTGCTGGAGTTCAAAGAAATCCGTATTGAGAGCGTTGGACAAGTCACGGAGGAAATTAAACTGATTGTTTACTTCCTCCGTGCTGTCCGCAATCGCGCCGAAAGCCGTCTCGACACCTTCCACTTGTTGAAGCAGATCAACGAACGAACGACCAAACTCCGACACTGCGCGAATGGCGAAGTAGGTAGCGACCGCCGTTCCGATCTGCCTGATGGCGTGCGTGATACGGCTTGCAGAACTCTCAACAACCCGTTCAGTTTTACGGACGGAACGCTGGGCTCGTGCCATATTGTAGGTGAATCGTGTGGTGTCCGCTCGAAGGAACACCATCAACGAACCGACACTAGCCATTTTCACGCTCCTTCTTTTTCTTCGCTGCGCGCCGCTTCCGCTGTTTGTCTCTGGACGCACTCCGCGAAATCTGGTGCATAGCTTTTAACCTGTCACGCATTTCAGCAACCGACTGTTTGGGTCCTTGATCGAGCGGGTGGCGCGGCATGAAATCCCTGGGTGAGTAGGCTTTCCCGCGTTTGCCTCGATTCACGTTGGCCAAAACCGAACTCACGAGTGCTCCGCGGTACAAATCCATCCTCGGGCCGAAGGGTTCCATATTGTAATACGCCATCCATTCTGTCAGTTCCCTTGCTGAAATCCTATCAAGCAATTCCTCAACCGTGCAACCCAGGACCAGAGCTAGTCGGAAGTAGAAGATCCGCTCTGGTCGGCTTGCGAGTTTTTTGACAGTTCCTCCATATCCCCGTCACTGATGCCGGACAACCGTTGAGCAACACCGAAAATGCGGTCTATTGCTCGACCCGACTTTTGCCCGATCTTGTCCACATCTTTTTCAGAGAACAAGAGATTGCCTTGTTCATCTACAACGGTCATGGCGACAAGTTTGGCGCGCATGTTCTCGTAAACGGGTTTGGCGTTTCTGCCGTCGAAATTCATGATGGACGCCTCGAACCTGTCTCGCTCACGACCAGACAGAGACTTGACGATCACATAAGCGTCCTCGCCCCATTCGGGTACGTGGACTTCCTCCTGCGGACGGTCGTCGATGGACAGAATGTCCTTGCGAGAGAGAAACCGCTTTTCCATAAGTGCCTCCTACTTGTGCAGTTCTTTGGTTTGCTCCATTTCCTTCGTATAGAAGCAAAAATGCCTGATTGGAGTTTCAGCGTTCCACACGACACATTCCCTTGCCGGCCAAACTGGGCGAGCATACCCCTTATACGGGCGGTAGCTAATACCTTGCCGCCATCTGTATGCCTTGCAATGGCGAGCTTTCGGGTACTTTATGACCGAACGCCCATCATCAGTCACCATTTCATAGTCAAACATCATAACGTGACTATCAGAATTTGCAAAGTCCTCAAATTCCGCGTCAAATCCAAGCCCGTAAGCCTCGTCGGAATCGACGAACAGCACGAAATCGGGCTTGAGTGCGTCACAAGCACGGATTAAATCCTCACGCCAGTTCCAGCGGTTCCATGCAACACGGCTGCGAATGGAGTGGACGTTGGTGACGTTACCAGCAGTTCGTAGGCACTTTTTGAAGAGCTTTTTATTCCCTTTCAACGCGTCGAAGCGAAGGATAACGTCGGTACATCTCTCCGACAAATCCCTCACCATCGCCGGAGCCATTGGGAAGTCCGCAATCGCCATCAGTCCTACGACCCGTGCATTTTTCACCACGATACCAATCCTCCATGAAACCAATGATTCTTTTATTATACTCCATAGCCAGCTTCGCGCCTTTTTCCAACGGAAATTTATTCCTTCGTTGCAATGAGTGGGCCACTTCAACCGGGTCACGAAACACAGTGATCCAATGCGGTCGAGGAATCAACGGAGCGTATAACTTCGCGGTCAATACGGTACGAGGATCTTTCCACCCCCACAAAAAATAACCACCATTCACGGCTTTGTGGACCTCATCTGCCACGAGGTCGTATAATTCATCAACGAAATCGGACCGGACACAAAGAATAGCTTCCTCACATGGGGGATTATGCCATGATCCTCCTGCTGCCTTGAGAATACGATCATTAAGGCGCATAAATCGCATGTCCTCCCAATGGACCTTGCTTCTGTTTGCGTCACCCATACACACGCCAGCACGTTCAAGCCCCTCACTAACCAATGATGTCGCCGACCTGTGCATCCCAAGCACCACAAAAGTTTTGACCTGGGGTTTGATTTTATGCCCACTTCTTGATCTCACGTCAGACATGGTCTCTCACACATTCTACAATGTACCACGCACACCGTGGCCACTTTTATATTCAACGGCACTTTCTCGCGCACACCGGATAGCATGGACAAGTAAAGGCAGAAATTGGTCATTCCAAATCCGCTCATAACTATATTCCCATTTCGCCGTTTGATCTGGTGCCTTCGCTATGATTTTCCTCGCAAGGTCATCATAATCCGTGGCCGTCTCGATTCTGTCTGCCGCTCCGCCGTCAGGCACTCCGGGGCGTTTGGCGGTGCCAGAAAAATAAATGGCTTCATCACCGCCAAACTCGTGAGCGCAAGAGAGTCCAGCATTGATGGCGAGTAGATTTCCACTAATCTTCGCTTCCAGCACCACATTCGGACACACCTCACGCCATGAGCCGAACACAAACACATTGGACGCGAGGAACAAGTTAGCGACCGTTTCGCGTGGCAGTGCTTCCTTCCCTGTAATATCCGAAGTGAACAAGAAATCATCGCCTTCAACCAGCCCAAGTTCTTTAGCCTGTGCCTTTTTCATGTCGATAAAATTGTGCATTCCGTTGGAATTGGAATTAGCAAGCACAAGTGCTACGCTTTTCCCTTGCCGCTTGATGGCGGCGTGGGTGCGAATCACGTCATCAATCCCCTTCGCTTTCATCCGCGTAGAACAGAACGGGAAAATTTGAACGATGTCTTTTGTTGGGATGCTCAATTTGCGTGTGATGTCCCAGGCGAGTGAGGTGAAATTGTGGAAACTGCGGAAGTCTTTGGGGTTGTAAACCACACCAATATCGTCTGGGTCAACACCGTATTGAGAAGCGATGCCTTGTCGCTCCGCGCCATTCATATATACGATGTTGGAATTGGGCATCGGCTCATACCGCAGATTTTCCGGGTATTTCGCATTGGGTCGGTGTGCTGTCCAAGCTGAATGAACCCAGTGGAGCCACCATTTACCCAGTCCGCGCACCCTGAAATCCTCCTGTGCGTGTCTCATTGCTTGATTCCACGCTAGGAAATCACCCTTAGACTGGTAGATGAGGTCGCCCGTAAGTATCACCTCATAGGGTTCTAAAACCTCACGATAGAGCTTACGATAATGAGTGACCCGGCGGTCGAACGCTCGTGGGTCAAATTGCTTAGGGCGTGTGGTGGATGGAGATCTGAGGACGTTCTTCTGATTTGGATAAAGGCCTTCAGGAGTGGTCTCGTTCACGAGAAAATCAAAATCCTCTCCCACATAAGCAAGCAACCGGGCGCGCTCCAGCCATCCGACGTGGAGCGCATAGCCCGGTTGAAAGCTGCCGAAATGGGTGAGAATGCCCAGCTTCGCCATAATACCCCCATGAATTACGTGGTGGTTGTGGTTGTGGTCGAGCCGGCATAAAACTCGGTTTCCCCGGTGATCTTAATGGTCGCATTCATCGTGACCTTGTCATCGGGCGGAATCGACGCGGGCATGTCCGTGACATATCCGGAAAAACTGAAAATTGATTCATCGTCGTCGGACAACACGATTTTGTAATTCCGCGTGGAGTCCGAATCAAAGTCGGTCTTCAGTTTGTCCGCATTGGCGTTTGTGAAATTAAGTTCAAACGTGACCTCACCGCCATCCCGAAATCCTGTGATGAACTCACGATAGCCACCCGTCGAATCGAGACTGGTGACATCAATCGTATCACGGGTGAACCCGGGACCCTCGATGGAATTGACTTCCGCGAAAACCTGCCAGCCACTGGTGGGATCTTCGCGGTACAGCTTTGTTCCAACACCACTGAAAGCATTAGAAGCCATGATTTACACCTCCTTACGGTGTTTTACGTCGGGTCAAGCACGCGTTTTACATTAAAATTGATGCTGAACACCGGCCGATTATTCTCGTCCATCCCTAACCAAATTGGATCACTCGCAGCCCATACGAGTAGATACCACCAATCGTTATATCTGAAATTGCCCAGATTATGCAAGGTCGTGTAGGTCGTAAACACCAAATCGCTTGCTGATTCATACCCTTGCTTGTTTCCGCGGACGTGAATCATCACGTTTGGACGGTGAATCAGATTGGGTTCTGGCGGAGATCCACCTGAATCGTATGTGGCGAGGCATTTGTCAGGGGATTCAGGCATTGTGCCCACAAATATGTCTGTTCCGAGCGTTCCAACGCCCTCGGATTCGAGGATGCTTGCTATGCTATAGGCGATATTCTGCATCTCAAGTAGCCTCCCGGACTCGTGCATGAATCATCGCTATGATAGCTTCCTCATTCTCACGCAACGGACGTTCCATAAACTTCGGGCCGGTGCCGGGTTTCGTGAAGTTGTAGGTTGTTGGCATTTCGTGGACGGGTGCGGCATAATCCGCTTTATTCCCGATCCCTGCTTGAAACTGCCCAGGACCAACCTGAACAGCCGGCTCGATGAAAAAACTATTCACAAGATTGCCAGTACGGACTGGCGTGACGGGCTTCATTTTGCCAAGAGCCAACACAACCGCAGAATTGAGCCCTTGCTGGAGTTTAGCTTTCATCTCCCGCTCTTTATTCCGCATAAGACGGACAGTTGTTTTCACTCCACGGATGTAAGTTGGCATTACAACCACACCTTCACAAGTTGATCTTCACCATCGACAGACGGAAACTTCTCCACGATTTGAATTTCGTAGGCGGTATCTACGTCCGCTGGGTCAGGTGTTCCGGTGTAATCACCAAACGCAATATACCCTTGCTCATCCACTTCCGTCGAAAGAAATACTTGTGCCTCTGACCGCACCTCACGCCCTTGCGGGTCTTTGAACACTTCTTTGCGGTACTCAAAATGACAATCGAGTAGAACTGGACTGTCATAAGTGAATCCACCGTAGGCGTCTTGTTGAGGATTACCCCAGTATGTGGCAGATTGATTCAGGCGTGAGGAGATGTTCATTTTGTGTCTCCTACGCAGAAGCCGGAGTTACCTTAAAAACAACCTTCACCCCTCCGAGATTGTAAAGGGTGCCGGTCGTGTCGAGAAGTTTAACCTGAAGTCCGTAAACAGTTGAATCGAGACCCTTACCGAGAGTCGGCACATGATACTGGTCTCGCGCTTCACCCACGCTCTGGCTTCGCATACGCGGGTCACGAATAGCAACGAAATGAGCGGACAGCCACCGTTCAATTTCTTTGAGCCTAGCATCTGAATGGTCACTGTCCGCCAATTTCTCGGTGACGAGTTGATTGGCGGAAGTGATAAACGGCTCCACTTCACTATCCGTCAACGAGGTCTTGATGATTTCCTTGACCTCACTCCCCGTCACTCGATTCGCCATTGTTCAGTTCCTCCTCCCTCGCCAGAGCTTCAGATTGACCGCGAACCTGTGTGCCGTCCGAGAGGATATAGTATCCCCCGCCCTTGTGCTTCGGGTATTCACCCGTTGGCTTTGCGCGAGAGACGGTTGGCTTTTGCGGTTCCGACTTCGACTCGGGATCAGGTGTGGGTTCTTCTCTCACAGCCCTTTCCACAAGAACAAGACGATCACCCATGTGGCGAAGCTCACCTCGGGTAGGGGTGAAGATGCTCCCCGCAGGAAGCACCTCACCCGAACCCCGAGTATGGGTACCGCTTTTCAGCTGGTACTTATCTCTCATGGGTCACCTCCTAGACAGTGGTGGTCGAGGACGCGGTCTCGAACGAGTGGATGATACCACACACCTGATTGCCGCTGTCGTCGTACTGCCACTTGAGGCGAGGCGCCATGGCCGCCAACACCTTGTAGTGCGCGATGAGTCCGCCCATCGCGTTCCATTCGATGTTCTGAATGTCCGAACCCACGGCGAGGTCAACAACGTCACGGGACATCTGCACCATAACGGTTTCCGAGGAGTTCAGCACATCCGCCGGCTTGACCGCTTCGACTTCCTGGAAGTCCAGAATGCGGTCGAGTATGGTTTTGTTGGGATAGTTGGACGAATAGTCGTCGCGGAGCACCGACCAGTAGTTCATGGGAACGTACAAGACGAAAGGCCCACGAAACTTGTTGCTGTCCGCGATTTTCAACATTTCGATCACGTCATTCACGGGGTCACCGGAGCTGCCGTCCCAAGCGTTGTCGATGTTGTAGGTATCTCGATACGGGAAGTTGGTATAGCCATATATCGTATAGCTATCCACCGAACCGAAGTTCGGAAGTCCGTTGAACAAGATACTCTCCAGCTTGTCACGGACCTTACGAGCCGCGAAGTCAGCCTGGGTCGTGTCGAGGGAAGCACCCATCTTGCGCGAAGCCAGCAGCCGGCGCAGATCGAGACGGTAGCCCTTGTGGATGATGGGGATCGGCACACCGCTGCGAGTCCACGCGACCGTGTCCTCACGTCCAGGAGTGCCAGCATCCATATCAACGTCAGCTTCCGAAATGTCCTCGATGTTGTCCCATTCGTCCACCATCACGCCGAGACCGCCCAAAGGACGGGTCAGACCGCGATTCTGGAGGTCAGCGACGCCGTTGAGCGTCTGGCGAACGACACCGATAACGGTTTCGTCGAGTGCCTTCCACTCGTCCTCTCGAAGCAGAGCGTGGTTGACCGGAACCAATTCAGGTTTGCCCGAACGACTCGTGTTCACGATGTACATACGACCATCGTTGGCGATGAAAGGTCGCAGTGTGCCGGTCTGCATTCCGGAATTGACGAACAGTTGCAGACTTTCAGCGGACATGCCGCTGCCGCTGGCGAACAGGCTTTGAGCGGTTCCGACCCTTGCGTTGTTCTTACTCATTTTCGATCACCTCCCTTACGCGATCTCGACCACGATGCGTTCGTTGTCGCCCGAGGTGTTGTTCACAGCCTCAAGCGCGTAGGCAACGATAACGTCATCATCGTCAATGGTGTAGGTTGTGGTGGCCGTGGCGTCAATGGTCGTGGTGGCGGAGTGTTTCTGAAGTGCGCCGCTTCCGTCGGACTCCAGAGCGTCACCAACCGACACGTTGTTACCAGTAGCCAACAGAGCGAAAACCTCCGCACCAGGATAGAACAGCCCGGCTTGTGTGCGGTCGCCACTGGAATAGTCATCGCTGATGGCATCGCCAATCATCGAGTTTTCCAGCGCGAACAGCTTACGAGCGGTGCCCGCTGCGGTGGAATGCGCCTGGAAATTACCACTCCCGTCATCCTCGATGAGCATGCCCGGAGTGATCGTGCCACCTGCCTTGGCCTCTTTCCGGATGAAATCACCCTTGAGGACAACGGTGTTGTAGCTGTAGGAACTCATTTACGTCACCTCCTAGTGTCGTTTATTGGTCCTGCTTGTGAGTGATACCCGCAGGCATGACCATGCCGGCAGCCACTTCGTCCTTGTTGATCTCACTGTTGGAGATCACCCCCGGCCGTGCGGAGAAATCCACTTCGGCGGATTGCTCGAACTTATCAGCGAGCTTCTGAAGCTCGTCGATCTTCATGGCTTGAAGGGTTTCCTTCGAGAGAGGGAAATCCTTGTCCTCTGTCAGTTTGCCGATGATTTCCTCTTTGCTCTTGGCGGAGAGTTTTTCATCGACGGTCGTGTTGATGGTTTCCTTGAGATCATCCATGAACGCCTTGAGATCGTCTTTGGTCAGACCTTCGTCTTTTTCCTCGGACTTATTGTCGGCCTTTTCGGCCGGCTCGTCCTTCTTATCGCCGTCATTCTTGGTCTCGACCTTGAAATTGGCGATGGATTCCAGACGTTCCTCGGACAGACCCATGAGGTACTCACGGTCATCCTCGGTAAAGGCGTTCTTGGTGCATTCGATGATGCCGTTCACAACCTTTTCCTTGTTCATGATTGTCACCTCCTTCTCTTGTACGGTGATCAAGTTTAGAAGTTTCTTGAGAACCTTCAACGCCATACTGTCCGTTTCGGGTTCCAGCTCTCTCCCAAATTCCTTCTTGAGCAATCCATACGCTACTTTCCGGGCGGAATCAAGTGCGCTGGGGGGAATGTCGGATTGAGCACCACGTCCTGAAATAACAGCATC